GTAGTCCAAGTTGTCGTTGGTAGGCTAGGTTGGCTTGTTCCACACCAAATGCTCTGTCTTGTTCTTTGGTAGCTGCATCTACTCGTCGTTTCTGTTGAGCGTCCAAGAAGCCGTAGATTGAAGATGCCAAGGATGTTTTGTACTGATACTCAGCTTGTGCGTCTGCTGACTTCGCTGTGTACAGCTGTCCTAGGTAAGTACGTGCAGAGTCTAGGTCCCCTTGAGCTGCTGCAAGCTGTGCTTGGATAGGTAGTGCTTGAATAGCCGCTTCTCGTCCGATACGCGCTTGTTGTCCACCAATGATAGTGTCTGTGATACCTCGTCCTTGTCCTTCTAGTCCTAGTTGTGCGGCGTCACGATCTGTGGTAATAGACGTGATTTGATTCTGTAGTTGATTTACAAGGTTCTCTTTTGGTCGTAGTTCTTTCTGCATCTCACGAACAAAACTCTCTTGTGACGGTCTATCGGCATTAAGTTGCTCCTGAGTCCCCATGTACGACTTGAACAAGTCTTCAAATCCTTTCTCGCCTGTTGTGTCTGCGGCAGGAGGTGCTGTGAAACCAGTAGCGGGGTCATATGTCCCTCCTGTTGCTCCTGCGAGCATGGCGTTTATTTGGTTTGATTGTCCAGTCAGGTCGGTAGCGACTGGTGCTGTTGGTGGCTGGTATGCTTCTTCTTTATTTCCTATTGAATCAGGCGTAATAGGTCGGGAAGCATTGTAGGCGTCGCGGTTTTCTTTTGTAATAAAGTCTTGTCCAGCGATCTCATCTAGTCGAGAACGTGAGGTGTCACCCTTACTAACTGATCCACCAGTTTTCTTCAACGACGAAGAAAGCATTTTTCTAGCCCTTGATGCTGTCTGGGATGCTGTCTCTCGACCAGCTGATGTTCTAATTTTACGTTCGGCCATGTTATTCCTATATTATACCACTTTTATTACTAAGTCTGAGTCCCTACAGTTGTCCACGTATCCGCTGCCGAACATATTTTCAATACTCCACCATCCTCTACTATCTCACCTACCTCACACGTTGCTGGTAACGTGTCACCGTTTGGTATCTTCAACCTAGTGTTGAACCTAGAGTACTTGTTAAAGTCCTGTCCACCCTCGAAGTTGTTACGGTGATAGGCCGACTCTAGTGCTTCTAGTCGCTGGGTGAGCATGTTGATTTGTTCTTGCGGATTCATATTACGGTGTGTCGTTTACAAGTGCTGTACGCTCAAAGCCAGTAATTTCAGCCCCACCGTCACTTTCTAGTCTGAACTCATATTCTCGTCCTGATGCAAACGCTAGACCAGTTGATTCAATGTTCAGGAACGTATGAGAGATGCTGTTCTCCATAGAGCATGTACCAATGAGTGTCCACGCTGATGCACCGTCTACACGATAGCGTGCGGTAACAGTTTGTCCTGCTCCTAAACGTGCATGAGATACTCGTAGTTTCTTTAGTGTCTTGTCTGAGTACACTTCACCGAAGTTGGACACTTGGCTTTCATAGACTGAAGTGAAAGCAAATGTCTCCACATCGTTAGTTTTGTCTACCGAGCCGTCAGCACTGTGGGTTATAAAGAAGTAGTTAGCAGCTGTACCAAACGACTGGATGCCGTTAGTATCAATATTCTCGTCAATAATATCTAAAGTAAGCGCAAACGGGTAGTTCACGTTCTTGCGACCAAATGACCAGATGCCCTCGTTGTACTCAGTCCCCGCTGAGTTGGTCATAATCTTAGCTGCAAAGAATAGACGGTTGTTCTTCACCGCCTTACTTAGTGGGACTGACTTACCGGTTAGTGTTTCAGTGAACACCTCTTTAATCACTTGTGGTGTCCCACCTTGATATACTTGGATAACGAGAGAACCCTTACCGGCACCAGTGGCGTTGTTGAGGTAGCGGTCTGACACCCCCACAATCATACCCTCAATAACTTCAAGGATACGTAACTCACCCTCACCCCAGTCAATAACCTCCTGTACGTCGTCCGAGATAAGGTTCCATAAGAACACCTTGCTCGTTCCGTTAAAGGTAGATACAGGCGCACATCCGATAGCGAGGTAGTTACCGTAGTTAGCTATAGATGTAATCTTGAAGTTGGTCGGTAGAATCAGTACGTCATCTTGAACAGTACCACCAGCGTTCACTCGAACCAGTTTGTTGTTGTACGGTAGGTATAGATTGTCGTCTTTAGCAATAACTCCCTGTGCTACAGAGGTGATAGTAGCCACTGTACCGGCTGTATTAGTGATTGTTGGTGTCCCACTAAGCAAACCCCACTTAAACACCTGTGTGGTGCCTTGGAAGCCCCATAGATAGTCCTTATATTCTACAAGGCAGCCGTTTTTTACGGCACCATCACCCTCTGAGCTGGCTGGAAGTGTCCAAAGACCGCTTGTAGCGTCTGCTTTGAAGACAATCTTGGTCAATCCAGCTCCAGTTTGGCCTAATCCGTATAGTTTAGCACTAGCAGACGCGTATAGGTGGTCTTGCACAGCGTATTGCTTGAGGTCGGTAGCTGAAACGCTGGTTGTAGTGTCCGCTTCGAGTGAACGATACGGTACGAGACGGTTAGGTTGAGAAAAAGCGTCGAAGTGTTTGGTGACTTGAAACTTGGTGCTGTTCTCCTCTCGTGGGTCATCTGATACGCCGCCTGAAAAGTTGTTGAAGTTGTAGGTGACTGTTTTAGACATAGTATTCTGTTACGATAACGATACCACCTGTTCCCGCTCCTCCAGAGTCATCTGCTGACCCGCCAGTATAACCACCCGCCCCGCCTGCACCGTACCCTGTACCTACTTGTTGGCTAGTTGTGTTCTGTGCCCCATGTCCCAGTATAGAGCTACCTCCAAACCCTCCCATAAAAGAAACTGTGTCTGTGGATGACTGAGAACCATCTTGTCCTGCTATATTTATGTCACCGTTTGATGCTGTTCCACCTATTCCACCGACAGTTTCATCTGCTCCACCCGCGCCACCATTAGCAGTAAGGGTTGACCCACCAGTCACAGTAAACGTTGTGTTTCCTCCGGCATCACCGTTACCAGTAGTCCCTGCTGAACCAGCTGCGCCAATAGTCGCTGTCTCAGTTGCTCCTAGTGTATCTGCTGCGATAAGAACTTTGGCGTATCCACCACCCCCTCCTCCTGACCCACCACCGTTATCAATACCTGCTGCGCCACCACCACCTCCGCCAACCGCTTCAACAACAACATACTTCAACCCCGATGGCTTAGTCCATGTAGCTGGGCTACCGCCCACCTCATATACATTGACTACTGGTGCGGTGCTCCCAGCTAATGTCTCGGGAGTAACAACCAAAGAAGCACCTGTAGCACCTGTAGCAGTTCCTGCATCTACTTCTGCTTGTGTAGCAATCTCAACAATACCTTTAGTGGTTTCAGTAGCATTAACGTTACCACCTGCATCCACATACGCCTTGACTGCTTTCTGTGTAGGTACCTTAGCGTCACTGTTGGCAGCGAGTGTGGTGTCAGTGTCAAGAACACTAGTCTCAATCTTGTCAGTGTTGAGGTTGTTGAAGTTATCGTTTATGTTGGCTCGACTGTTAGTGATTAAGTCGCCTTCGTTGATGTTTGTGATTGTTGCCATATTAGTTGTCTAGTCTTATTACTGGTGCACCATAAAGCCCGTCTGTCACTGAGGCTAAAGTCAGTGTACTTGGTGGTGTGCCGCTAGTAATTGTGTATGTCCCCTGTAATACGGTTTCACCTGCTACGTCCCCTAGTAATCCTGCTCCTGAGGCAAATGGCGCACTAGCTAAATAGACGTAGAGTTGAGTGAGTGTTGCTGAATCCGCATTTACCATGAACCAGTAATTTCCTGCCGTCACAGCGACGCTTGGGACAGATATAGAAACAATAGAGCTTGTTGAATGACTACCAGCCGAACTAACTGCAAACAGTTGCGTTTGACCATCCTCACTATACATGGTGATGTCGAAGGGTGACGTACTGACATTTAAGTAAGTTCTTAGCGACACTTTATTTACAGTGATGTCAAATGGCACTTGAAGCAGACCGACATATGCTGTTGTGTCTGTAGGGTCTCTGGCGTCAGCGGAAGCGATACCTGTTGGGGATGGTATACAGTAATTTGTTGATGGCACAGTTGCTCCAGCAACTTCTGTATCAACATACGTCTTGACCGCTTTCTCACTCGGCACTTCTGTATCACTGTTTCCAGCTAAGGTACCATCAGTAGAAAGAACCGATGTCTCCAATTTATCCGTATTAAGGTTAGTGAAGTTATCGTTAATAGTCGTGCGTGATACCGCTCCACTGTCTGATGTTCCTAATGTTGTGATTATTGCCATATTACGGTTTTGATACGTTAATTATACCAGCGTTTGTGTTCTGCCAAGGTAGTGACTCTTGCCACGGGAAGGTTCTGGTAGACCAGATGGGGTCTGTGCTTGATAATGCTACGTTGGTAAACAACTGACTCACCGCCAACCATGTCCTACTTTCCGTTGCCCAAGTAGTCTCGATGGTTGCCCATGTCTCACCAACCGACACCTTGCTTGAGTTGGTCATACCACCTAGACCTAGCGCACCAATAATGAGCTTGTATACACCGCCTACTAGTAGGTTGTACCCAGAGCCGACGTTCAACTCTGTCTGTGGATTCTGTGTGCTTGGCTTGTCTAGGTTAGTTATTGCCATAATTATCTATTGTCTTGTACGAACGGTGTCATCCGTCTGTTCATGTCGGTGTTACGTGCTTCAAAGTACTTCTTCATCTTCATTTCCTCTTTAATCATCTCGTTGGACATGTCCCGCAAGTTCTCCAGGCCTAGTGACAGCGCACCGTCATAAGCTGCTGCGATAACGAAGCCACGGTGTAGTAGCGGTGATACACCTGGTTCTTTCGTAGTGTCTGTAGCGGCGAAGTAGCTGGCTGTTCGTTGGAAGTAGAACTTCAATCCTGCACTCACACTGGTAGCTGGTTCTGGGTATAGACGAATGATGTTATCGGCAATCTTGTCATACTGGTTAGGTAGTCCTGCTGTACTCTGGTACTCATCTAACGCTTCCTTGATGTTGGTCTGGTCAATCAGTTCTAACTCACGGTATGAGCCGTCTGGGTCTAGTATGTCAATACGAGTTAGGTTCAAGATGTTGTTACCTTGCTCGTCAGTCAGGAATGAGTAGTCGGACTGTGAGGCTGTGAGGTCAGTGGTTCCGATAGGTAGCTTAGTGTGGTTGGTGTCATCCCACTGGAAGTTACGGTCTGCTGAGATAGCATAACCAGTCACAGTGTCCAAGTAGTTGTTGACTGAGTTTACAATCCGATAAGTTGGGTACTGGGTAGCGTCAACACGCATCATCTGACGCGCTTGTTCTACTATTCCTGTGTTGTTTGTGTTATCCGAGAAGACCATGTTGTGTGTTTAATAATTATTTAATTACTGTAGTCACCCACCCATCGAGTGAGTGAGTGTAACAGTCGTTAAGCTGTTGTCGTTACTGGAGTCCATGTTCCTGCTGCGTCTGTAGCGATGTACAGTCGAGTAGAAGATGATGAACCATCTGTTCGTACATAGAGTGAACCTTTAGGGTCTGATGCACTAGGTGCGCCAGCTCCTGTAGTTACCTTAATACCTCCTAGTGTAACGTTTTCAAATGAAGGATTTAATCCGTTTGCTACTGCCATATGTGTTTCGTGTTACTCATTAGTGAGAGGGTTTAAGGCTGAACGCTGGTGGGAACATTCAACCCTAAAACCTCCCACCAAGTGAGAGGTTAATAAGTGCTATGCGAGTGTGATGTCGATAACTAGAGTAACTTTTGGTGCCCATAGTTTGAATCCTACGTAACCATAAGTTGCTACTTCCATTCCAGTTTTACCTGAAACCATCTTTTCTTCTGTCTTTGTTCCTCCTGGTAGAGCTACTGTAGCCATGTTCTTGACTCCAGCAACTCGGTGTCCTGCGTTAGTCCAAGTCTTTGTTCCAACTGTAGCGTCGGTGAAAGTACCAGTTCGTACAACGTAGATGTCTACTCCCATCCACTGTCCAACTCGTCCGTTGTTTAGAACGTTGTCAGCGAAAGTGAATCCGTTAGTTGCACCAGCTTGGTATAGACCAACCATGTCAGTGTTTTCAAGTACTACGAACTTTCCGTTGTATGAATCTGAGAAACCGTCAACTTGTGAGTTGATGTTAGCGAAGATTTCATTAACGTTAGCTGCTGTAGCGAAGCCTCCTGCTGGAGTAGTGTATGTTCCTGTTCCGTCTTCACAAAGGTTGTTAAGTACAAACTCGTCAATCTTTTTAGCAACATTGAAAGCCATTTGCTCTGTTCGTGCTGCGAATAGGTCGAATTGTGTAAGTGACTCTTGGAAGTCGTGGATGTGTTCACCTACGATGAACTCGTCAGTTACAGTCAATACGTCATCAGTTGTAGTGAAGTCAGCTGGACTGTATGTTCCTGCAAGAGCTTGTACAACAACTGTTGGAGTTGAGCTGTAAGGAGATTGGATTCGTAGGTTGTTTGATCGGTCAACTGAAGTGATAGCTTCAGAAACCATAGCTCCTCGTAGAAGGGTATCTAGAGTAGCTGATCGGTATTTGTCACGATATACTCGTGCGGCGATAGTGTTAGCCATTTTAAGGGTTAGATTAAGTTAATATAACCCACCAGTAGCTACTTCTTACCAATTCGCATCCTCGCTAGTTTTGCAATATCTGCTTCCGATGATGGCATGATACCCTTTTTGGCATCTGACATAAGTCGTTCATCTGATACTGTTCCACTTGATCGTCGCCCTGTGCCTGTGTTCACAGCCATAGCTGACTTTCGGATTTGTGCGTTCTCAGCAAGAGTAGCTTTTATGACGGTTGACTCTAGTGCTTTGGCAATGGAAATTCCTTTGCGGTCTGCATAGTCTAGAATCTCGTCTAAGTCCTCTTGGGTGTCAATGTCAGCATTGAAGATAGCTTTCTGGTCAAAGATAGATAGTTTCCCATCTGTCCTTGGTGCTGCTGCCTTCTCTGCTTTCGGTTTTTGCTTTGCTTTGATGATTGCTGCCTCTGCTTTCTTAGCGCGAGCTTCCCAATCAACTTCTTCTTCAGTCGTTTCATCTTCTGATTCGTCGTTTGATTCGTCAGTAGTTTCTTCAACTTCTTCTTCTGGAGTTTCAGTAGTCTCCTCTACAGTTTCTTCGTCGTAATTATCCATACGCTTGGGTTATTTTAGTGAAGGCATTTTTATCTTCCGCCTACTCGGAACTTACTAATATTATACCACGTTTACTTACTACTGTTCTTCTTCGCTGCCTCCATTGCTGCTTCCAGTTCTTTCTCTGTTTGTTCAGCGATAACTTGTAGTGAACGAAGTCCACCCTCTAGGTGATTAAGCATAGTTTGGTGTGACGCTACAGCTAGTACTCGGCCTTCAGCGTCTAATCCTTTAAGGTCTAGTCCAGCCCATGAGTCACGATAAAAGCCCACTGGTGTTTCTGATTCACCTGTCTGTAGGAGAATCTTCCGTAAAGTGATAAGACCTTGTTCGTTGTCTTTGAATGTAGCTTTAATCCAAGCTAGCTCGTTGTCATCTAATCGTCGAAATTTCTTTTCCACCATAGTGATTTATTTTTTAGCTTTCTTAGTAACTGACTTCTTGATTGCTTCTAGCTCTATATCGTTTTCGTCAGGTATTTCTTGTGGTTCTTCTTCCACCTTTAGACCGTAACGAGCGAATAGGGCTTCTTTCTTTGCTGCGTACTTCGTCGGGTTTTGCTTCTTGTATGCGGCAATAGCTTCTAGCGCTGCTGCTTTGTCTTCCTTTGAGATTGGTGTGTAT